TCTCCATTGATTAAAACATTTGTGGTTGAAGGATCTGCAAATGTGTTGTAAAACACATTCATAGAGGCAAGAGTTATTCCTTCTAAATTTCCTGTTCCTAAAGAAAGCGGGTTAGAAGTTATTTCTTCATCACGAACAGGTAAAAAAGTTCCAGAACTGTCTAAAGCAAGAATATTAAAATATTTTATTCCGTCGTTTGTGAACTGCCAATTGTCGGTAGACTCGTTCCATCGTAATCCCGTATCTGCAGAGATTCCTCGTTCCACATTAATGTACGTGAATTGATTAGAAGTTCCTGCGGAATTTAAAGTTATTCCTTGAGTTATAGCCAGAGTTCCTACGATTCTGGCAGCATTAAGAGTTGCTCCTGCGGCAGATATTCCCGAGTTAAAAGTCTGTAATGCTGTAAAGGTGTTGGCTACAGATGTGGTGACACCAGAGACTGCTCCAGTTAGCCCGTTAAAAGATAAAACGTAATCGCCACTAATTCCACCACCACCCGGCCCTCCTCCAGTAATTTCTACATCAACCTGTTTACCTTTACGAGTAACTGTAATATTATCTCCAACAAAATTAATATCATTAACAGATTTGATTATTCTTTGTTTATCTTTATAAATTCCTACTGCACCACCACCAACAGATCCGGTATTTAACCATTGAAAATTCTGGGCTACAGTTTGGGCGTCTAGTTTAGTTTTTACAAGTTTGGCAAGATCTTGTTTAAATTTAGTTCCATCAAACGAAAGTGTTTGATTCTCTAAAATTAAAGGATGTTTAACTTCTAATACTGCAGGATTTCCGGGGTCTCCTTTTACCCCTTGCGGGCCAGGTGGTCCGGGTGGTCCTGGATCTCCTGGAGCTCCTTTAGGTCCTATCGGGCCATGTTTTCCTGAAGGACCTGCTACTCCAGGTTTGCCTTCTGGTCCTTGTGGTCCGGGGGTTCCTTGAGGGCCTGGAGGTCCTTGTGGACCAATTTTACCTTGTGGTCCCTGGGGTCCGGGTTCTCCTTGAGGTCCTGGAGGTCCTTGTAGTCCTCTGTCTCCCTTAAGACCAACAGTTCCAGGGATTCCTTGAGGTCCTTGAGGCCCAGGATCGCCTTGTGGACCGGGTGGGCCTTGTGCTCCCCGTTCTCCTTTAAAGCCTTGGTGCCCCATAGGGCCTACAGGACCTTTTGGGCCTGCTGGACCTTCTGGACCAACAGGACCCCGTTCTCCTCTTGGACCAGGAACTCCTTGTGGGCCTTGTGGGCCAGCCGGTCCGGGTTTGGCTACTTCTATCTTTTTATTTTCAATAACGTATTGAGACTGTAAGATTTCCCAGCCAGAATTAAGTTCTTCTGGCAATTTACAGGGAATAGGTGGCTTTTTTGCTATGTAAGATTTGCCGTCTTTATAGACTATATCTCCAATGGAATATTGAACACATATTCCATTTTCTTTTTGTTTATAAATGCCCTTAAATTCAGCCATCTAAAATCTGTTTAAAATCCTCTAAAGTATTTAACAAAATTCGTATCTTCTTTTTACCTAAAAACGAGAACGCTTCTTTAAGGTCTTGATCTTTTCCGGAATAAGCAATCTTTAGCTCTTTTATGTAGGGCTTCAGCTCTTGTCCTAAACGCGACCAGTGAACAGGCTTTATACCTTCACTTTTTAGCCATGATTCGTGATTAAAAGTTGCTTTATCGTCCTTGGACACAGCATCAAAAATAGTGTCAATACGTTCGTTAAGAATACTGATATATTCTAAAGTTTTCTTTTTGATTCGTTCTTGAACATTAATCTTTTCTTTAGGTTCTGTTTCTAGTTCTTTTCGTGTTTTTCCGATAGTCACAATGCTTTGAATAACGTCTTTAATCATAGTAACCGTGTCTTTACGTAGTCCTCCTCCCAGATTGGCTATACGACAGTATCCACCAATACGACGAAATTCCATTATATCATCATTATTAACTGCTGCTCTAATATCAGACTTAGAATATTTTTCACGAGTCATCCAATCTATAACCCATGGCTTGTATTTTTTATCATCGCAAGAATAACTGTACCAGTTTAATGCTCGAAAAATTTTACTGTCTAATTCTTCTGGTGTTAATTTGTCACAATCTTTCCATACAGGCTCGCCGCCCATAACCAGAGAGTCTACAGAATCTCCGCGACCAATACGCCGACTGAATTTTTTCTTTTTCTTTCTCATAATATTCTGCTAAAGTTCTTTTTCTTTTCAAATTGCACAATATGGTTGAATCTATCTAGTAGTTGATCTGTTTTGTGGCTGATAACAAACACGTTTGCTCGTGACCCAAAACTGGATAAAAGTTTCATAAACTCGTCTACTCCTCCGCTATCTAGACTGGAATCAAATACCTCATCTAAAATAAGCAGATTAGTGCTAACGCTGTTCTTTAGTTTAGCTATCTCTCGCCACGTTAACAACAGAGCCAGATCTATACGCATCTTTTCGCCTTCACTAAACGACTCATAACAGAACTCGTCACGATGACGGCTCTTGATAACTTCATTGAATCCTTCGTCTAGATGAAAGTTAGCATCAAAATCCATAGCATTAAGATACTTGTTAACGTGTTTGTTGATCAATGGAATATAATATTTAATAATTTTAGATTTAATTCCGGAATCTTTAAACAAGACTAACAGTTTATCGTAAGAACGTAGAGTGTCAACAAGTTTTTGTTTTTTATTTAAGAGCTGTTCTTGTTTAGTTAAAACAGAAGATAATTTTTCTTGTTGTTCTTGAATCTTTTGTTGTCTATCTGATGTTTCCACAAAAGTTAACATGTCTGTTTCTAGTTTCTGGTTTAATTTAACCAGAGATTCTGCAATCTGTTCTTTGGAAGATCGTTTGATAATCAGATCATTTATTTTGTTTTGAATTAAATCTAGTCGATCCAGATGTTTTTTAGACAAGTTTATAGCTTCTGATAATCGTTCTAGTTTTTGTTTATATTCATCAGTTTTACCAGTCTTTTCTTCTATAACATGTTCTTTATGTTCTTTTGTGATGGCTTGTTTGCAGGTGGGGCATGATTGATTTTGTTCAAAAAACTTTATCTCTTCTTTTATCGACTCAATACTGTTTTCTACTTTAAAAAGAACAATCTGTTGTTTTTTTAGTTCACCGGAAATTTGATCATACGATTCTGTTTGAGTTTCTAGTTCTTTTATATTTTGATTAAATTCTTTGATGTCTCGGTACAACTCTTTGATTGTTCCGGTATTTTCTTCCAGAGTGTTTCTGCGTTCTGCAGCCAGATCTTCAGAACTTTCTTGATAAGACTGAAGTAATTCTTTAGTGCTAGACACTTTTTCGTTTATAACTAACAGTTCTGATTCTAAAGTTTGTAGATTACCTTTAACCACCCCAATCTTGGTTTTAAGAGTGGCACTCATCTGAGAAAATATTCCGATATCTAAAATAGTTTCAATTACTACGCGACGATCTGCAGGAGTTAGTTGCATGAACGGAACAAACGAAGAAGAGCCTAACACAACTACTTGTGAAAAAGTTTTATAGTTCATACCCACAATCTGTTCTTCTAAAACTTTCTGATAATCTTTACTTTTAGCGTCTTCGTTTAATAGATCTCCGTCTTTATAAATCTTGAATACCTTGGGAGTCAGACCACGAACAACTCGGTATTCTGTTTTACCTACAGAAAATTCTAGTTCTACAACACAGTTCTTCTTGTTTACAGAATTAACCAGTTGTGGAATATTCATATTTCGAAACGGTTTTCCAAACAAAGCAAAACAGATAGAGTCCAGAAACGCAAAAGACTTACCGTTGCCATTAGAACCACATACCAAAGTTGTGGCGTTCTTGCTGAGATTTATTTCTGTGAACGTGTTGCCGAACGATCCAAAATTCTTGAAACGAACCGTTTTGAATACAATCACCCTAAACTCTCCATATAAATTTCACGAACAATATTTTTTAGATTTTCTGTATCGTCTGTTTCTAGTGTTTCAATTTCTTTATTGATCAGAGTAAGTGTGTCTTCTCCTATATCAATTTCTGCTTGTTCTGATCCTCGGTCACTATAATCTTCCACAATGCTGATGTTTGCAGGTTCAGCAGCGTACAGACTATCTAAAAATGTGTCAAACTTGGTTTCACTTTTCTTTTCGTACACAATAACTTTCAGATACGTTCCTTTATATACCGAAGGATCAAATCCTTGAATCAAAGTTCCGTTTCGCCATTCCACATTATGAAACAGTTTTATCGGATTAGAAACAAACTGAAGTTCTCGGGTTTCGGTGTCTAGCACATGAAATCCTTTAACTTCATTGGTGTCTATTGTGGTCATCTGATACTGAGTTCCCAGATAATGAACATTACCTTTACAGCTCTTTTTATGAAAATGACCGGAAAGAACCAGATCAAACTTTTCTAGAAATTTATCGTCCATTCCATCAGAAAAACGAACACCAGACATTACCTCGTATCCGTTTAATTCTAGATGCCCTGCTAGTATGGTTGCTTTGGTGTCTTTAATAGTTTGTAGAAAACTTGTTTGATTTTCTTCGTTAATCCACGGAACCATTAATACTGTTGCTCCATTAAAACATACTTCTGTAGGTTCTTCGTACAAATGAAAAAACGAATGACAGTCACTCAACACTTCTTTAGGAGAATTTAAACGATTGGTGTTTTTGTAGAACACATCATGATTACCTAAAATACAGTGAAGTTCTACTCCGTTAGTTTCAAACCAGTTTAAAAATCGTTTACGAACATGGTGTAAAGTATTGAAATTAATAAACTTCCGACGATCAAACAGATCGCCTAGATGAAGCACTTTAGTAATTCCGTGTTCTTTAAGATACGGGAAAAATTGTTCTTCGAAAAACTTTAGAAAATGATTCAAGAACAAAGGAGCGTCGGCCCGTGCCCCAAAATGTGTATCACCAATAATTGCAAGTTTCATTTTTTCTTTACTTTGTTTTTACTCCGCTTTTTTCGTTTCTTAGGTTCATATCGTTTTATATCTGTTTCTGATATCTGAAATAATTCACCTAGTGCTTCTTGTTCAGTATTCTTTTCAAAGTAATTTTCTTTAAACCACTTATGCAGTGTACCATCATCCATCTCTTCTGTCAACTTATATTTTATATAACCTTGCTTTTTTTCTCTTTCTATTCGACGGAGAAACGCGTAATATATTATCTGAGTGAAATAAGAGAATGGATTTTTTGATTTACGGGGATTAAAATTGTGAGCGTACATCAAACAATTTTCAATTCCGTCTCCAATCATTTCTTCTTTATACGGATAATTCATGAAATTGGCTTTGGATGACAGCCGTTCAGCAATCTTCATAAAACACTGACCAATATAATCAGAAACCGGGGGCCGTTCGTCTCCACTATCTTCTGCTTCTCGAATATCTCGTTTCCATTGAACCATTTCAGTCAAGAACCGTTTATTATCAATATAATGTTCTTTGGTTGGTTTTTTTATTATTTCAGGTTCTGGTTGTTCTTTAGATTTATATTTCTTGATTTTTTTAGAGTTTCCACTTGACATGATATAAAATTTCCTGTATAATAGTTTTGTCTGGGATAAATAAAGAATTATTGGTAATCAGAAGAATCAGGATTAGCTGGCCAATCGGTCCAGTCGTTTCCTAGATTCTTTTTGTCTTTCTTGTTCCCAGTGTACTTTTGAGGATTCATCCCTTCGCCATTCTCATTAGTAATCTCGTTAATCATTTCTCCAAATTCTTTACGATCTAACATACCGTTCTTAAGCATTTCTATTATTACATTTGGGGAAAAGACCATGTTCATAAACACCATTTTATCATTAAATTTTGGTTTTGCAAGATCTTTCGTGTTTGAATCATGTTCAGGCTCTTTTTCTATCTGTTTAATCATGTCTTGAATAGTTTGAGCGATATCTTCAAAAGCAGAATCGTCTCCCATATTTGGAGTTAAAGGATTAAGAGTAACTTTTCCTCGCTTCTTGGGCGTTGCGTCTTGTTTTAGTTTTTCCATATCATATAATTCTGATACATCTGCTGCAGCACCAACAATAGTATTAATAGAATCTTTAGATAAAACAGCCACTTTATCATCAGATAAAGACAACCAGTTTTTCAAAACAAAATATTCACGAACATTTCCAAACGCATCACCTGATACAACAGTTTTCATTATCATGGGTCTATGAATTTTTACGATACCGTCTTTACCAACTCTGACAGTTCCTATTAAATCTTCACCCGATTTCAGTTTCAGTATTTTGTAATTTTTCATTTGACTCCTTTGGTAGTTGTACCGATATTAGTTTGTAGGGAAATCCCTCATTAGTATATATTTTTAAACGTTCGTGTAAATGATTCATTCCGTGATTGACTTGTTTCTTGTATCGCAGATCGTCTGCAATATCAATCAGTTTCATTTGAACTTTAGTATCACTTTTACGCAATCCTCTTCCAATTGATTGTAAAATTCGTATAACAGATTTGGATGGTGACGCAAAAACAATGTTATGAATGTTTCTTATATTTATGCCTGTGGAACATGTGCCGTATGAAGCGATAAGAGTGGAATCAGTTCCTTTGTCCATAACTTTACGAATCTGTTCTCGTTCGTCTACTTCTGTTGCTCCGTGAATAAAATATACAGGCTTGGTAGAAGACGATTTAATCAGCTCGTAAAGAGGTTTGCCTTGTAGTTCCACAAAGTTAAAAAGTACTAGCGTATTTCCAGACAGCTTGTTACACAGATTTTTAATAAACTGATTTCGTCTAGAATTGCTTACAACCCAACGAATCTCGTCTGCGTATATCATCTTTTTAGTTTGTTCTATGTCTGTAGGATCGTATTGTAACTGAAGACAATCAATAATGATGCTAGACAGAAGATCTTGATCTATAAGTTTTTTGGTTGTGGTTGTGTGATACGTAGGACCAAACAGCCCTTCGATAACTAAACGATGTGTTTGAGTGCCATCTAAAGTTCCGGTTGTGCCTATACGATACTTGGTTTTTTTGGCTTTAGTCATGATAGAAGTTAGAGACTTAGCTTTGAACAGGTGGCATTCGTCTCCAAACACTCCAATAAAGTCATCAAAGTAATCGAAAGGCTGGTTGTATATACTTTGCCATGTGGAAATAACTATACGTTTACTGGTATTTTTGTCTTTTCCAGACATGATGGTATGGATATTTCGATCTGCTCTCCAAGAGTCTCTTTTAGAGTATTCTCGGAAATCTGCCAACATCTGAGCCACCAGACTAGTGGTAGGCACAATAATAAGAATTTTTCCGGTTGGATTTTGGTCTAGAATCCACCTACACAGAAGGTAGATCATTAAAGACTTGCCAGAGCCTGTAGGAGACACTAGGAGGGCTCTGGATCGATCCAAAGCGTGCAGGACGGCTTCTACCTGGTAATCGTAAGGCTTGATCTCCTTGCCTCCTGCGTTTACCGGTAAACCGGCTATAAATTCTTTGACTTTTTCGGGTGCCGGGGTATTATAAGGAATCAGAGATTCCTCCCAAGTATATCCCCGATCTTTAGCAAATTTAATCAGTTGTGTTCGTAATCCGGCAAATAGTGTTTGGGTGTACAAATTAAATAAACGGATTTTACCGTCCCATAGGCGTTTTTTAAAGGCAGGTGTGTACTGAAAATTAGGAACAGTAAACGTAAAGTAACTGTTCAACTCTTTGGCTAAAGAGCGATCACATTCAATTTTAAGCATTACTGCATCAGGTTGAGTGATCTTTAAATCTGCCAATTACACTCCTTGAGTAAATTTAATCCAATCAATCATGGCTCGAATCTGCCATTGACGATTATTAATAATTTTAACCACACCTTCAAGATAATTAACTTTTTCTTTCTGATACGAAACTTTCTCTTGAAGTTTAAGCCAGTCTGGATCAGATTCTATAAGATCGTCTGCCTCAGTTTTAAGGACATTTAATTCGAAAGGCTCCCAGCCGTGGTGTACTAGTTCTTCTTTACTCATTCGGCCTGTGTAATATAACCATTTATTGCGCCGAAGAGCAGCCGCTTCTCGTTCTAATTTTTGAAGTTTCAATCGTTCATCCATAAAAAATGTTAGATATTTATTATGAATTTGAGGAGTATTAGCAGATTCTCGGTCAAGTTCGGTTTGATTGATCTTGATATCTTCACTAATCATTTTCTTAAGTTCGTCTAGATTCATGATTAATATTATAACA